ATGTGGTAACAATATCATTTCCGTTAACATCAAGATTACCACCTAATTGTGGTGTAGTGTCTTCTACTACATTTGATAGTGCACTAGATGTAGCTAGTCCTGATACTATAGTTGATCTTGAAATCTTTTTAAGTCCACCACCTGAAGTATCTACTGCTAAGAATACATCATCATTAGCAACTGTTGATATCTCTGATAATGAACCTACTGCTATTGAATTAAAATTAGTTCCATCCGCAATCAATAAATTACCTGCAGTATTAGTACCCATGATAATATCATCACCAGTTACAGTAAGATCTCCACCTACAACTACATCACTATTAAATGTTGCTTTACCTGCGGCACTACCATCAATAGTTAAGAAAGTTGTATCTGCACTTCCATCTGTTCCTTTGAATATTATATCTGTATCATTACCCTGTGCATCGATAGTGATATCACCTGCAGTTGTTGTAATATTAACTGCAGCATCTCCTGCACTTAGATCATCAAATGCTGTGGATATCCCCTCTTGAAAATATGTTTTAAATGTAGCGGCACTCGTAACTCGCATAGTACCACCATCGTTATGTATGATACCATCTCCATCTACTACTGCAGTAGTTCCAACAGTTGCCCCACCATCTATTAGATTAATCTCTGCACCAGTTGCTGTAATACTAGTACCGCCTAAACTCATGGCATCAGCTACTAAACTATCTATGTTTGCCGTACCATCTATAAATAAATCTTTAAACTCAAGAGAGGAAGTTCCTAAGTCTATATCATTATCTGTGATAGGTACTATAGCACCATCTTGTATTCTTAACTGCTGTACGGCAGCTGAAGATACTTCTACATAAAATTCTAAATGATTATTACTTGTATCTACAAGTATTTTGTTTAAAGCATCACTATCTCTAAGAGTAGTTACAGGGCCACCATCACCTGCAGTGCCATCATGTGTATGACCTGTAGATGCGTTAAATGCGGCTAATAACTGGTTAAACTCATCATTAGAATGAGCAGCAGTTATAGTATCGCCTGATGTATATGTTGCTTGTCGTG